CCCCCCCCCCCCGGCCCCCCCCCGACCCACGCCGCCCGCAGCCAATCGTTCTTGCAGAAGTACCGGCGATAGTGGCTCGGCATCGAGTTCACCGCGAAATTGCGGATCTGGCGCTTGCGCTCCTTGCCGGTCTGCAAGCGAGCCTCCCAGCCGATAAGTTCGGCCTGAGACTCGTTGATGAACTGGCGGTTGCCATCAACCTCAATGCCAATACGCTCCTCCGTGCAACCGGAGTATGGATTGCGGCAGGTGCCTGCACCAAAAGACCTTGCCGACGCTCCCCTTCTTGAACTTGCGACCGGCGATCACGCGCACCGTATCGCCGACGTGGATTTTCATGGCCTGCATCCGGTTCGTGCGCCCGTCAAACAGGGACTTGCCGAGCGTCTTCCAGTAGTGGTAGACCTTGCGGAGCACCTCAGGTGTGGCGTCGATCTCAGCGCGGCCACTGCAGGCGCAGCGGGTGGTGTCGAATAGAACCTTGTCGATGGTCTGCTTCTCTTCGTTCCAGCAGATCGCGTACCAGTCGGAATCGTCGTAGCCGTTGTGCTCGTACCAGTCGAGGACGCAGCCCTCGTAGTCAGGGGTGTGACCGTCCCCGTAGACGTTGGTGAAAATAGCCATCACTTGCCCTCCTTCATCATCAGGTCGTACAGCTTAGCCTTCAGCTCCATGATCGTCATGTCGCGGTCGTGAACCTCCGCTTCGAGCTGGCCGATTTTCTTCTGAGCGGCCTGCTCAGCGTCAACAGCCTCCCGGCATCTTCTGTGTTCCACATCGCGGTCATCCTTGGCCCGTTTCAGTTCTCCGTTCAGCTCCTTGACCTGCTGGTGAAGCATCTTGTTCTCTTCCAGTGCATCAATGACCGGGAAGTTGCTGTGCTGATTGTAGAATCGCGTCGCATCCTCCCAGCTCCAGATCTTAAAAGCGACCTGATAGAAATACTTGCTCAGTCCAACGCGGCCAGAGGAATAAGTCCCACGCGGATCGGGTTCGCCGTCGAACCCATTCAAGCGGCCGTTGTCATTGGCGAGCCGAATAAGCTCTTTCACTTCGCTGCGACCGAAAATGTCTTGCGCTCTGCAAATGTCCTCGGACTTGGTGCTCAGACCGTGTGCCGCTACTTCCTTCAGAAGTTCCTCCGCGGTTTTGATGCTGTCATACTGGCTTGCCATATCGCTATCTCCTTTTCTTTTTAAGAGAACCGGGGACTTTCCTGAACTGTTGCTCTGGCTATCTCCGATTATCCATCTGGTTATTTTGTAGCTTTATTATACTGCGTTACCTACCTATGTCAATATGTTTTCGTTAATTTTTATGAAGAAATTTTCTATCTATATACGTTTCAGAATATGCTCGTAAACAGCCCGTACAGGGCCTATACCGCTTCGTACCGTCAGCGGTGTGAATGGATGCAGGAGGCCGTGACGGTCGTGTGCGTGGCCGTACGGGGCGTGGCTGGTGTACGGGGCGTTTGGGTATAAAAAAATCACCCTCCCGGTCGTAACCGAGAGGGTGTCTTCATCGTGCGCCTATTCTTTTTTCGGCCCTTTCTCAATCTGGGTGCCATACTTCTCCACGAATGCGGCGGCGACGCTGGATTGGACTGTCCGCAGCCTGTCCTTGGACGTGTCCATGTGATACTCCGCCATGAAATACCGGCCTTCGCTGTCAACGTACAGCTCGGCGGCTTCACCGTCTGCGTTGAACTCGTTGACGCCGTCCTCGTAAAAGCTGTTCGAGATGGCCTCCGCAGCCGCGGTGTCGAACGTAATCTTGTCGCAGTTGCCGCACAGCCTACGGCCGTGCCCGCTGACGTGAGGCTTCAGGATCTCGCCGCTCTCGCGCATCGTGAAGGTCACATCGACGCCGAGTGCATCCATGATCGCCAGAAACTCGTCGGCTCTGATGCTGTTCCGGTTCAGGCGCAGGTTGAAGTTCTGAGGCGTCCATCCCATTTGACGGGCAAGCCCCGCTTGGGTGGTCTTCGTTTTCACCAGAGCCGCGTCCATAAGTTCTCTCGATGTCATTTCTTCACCTCCGTTTCGCGTATCTCTGTGCTTGCTATGATACATCGAAACAGATGCAAAATCAACATTTTCTTTGCCGGTATTATCGTTTCCGTTCGTATCGTGGAAATTACTCCCCCTAAATCTTCGGAATAGTGCCGCCGTACACGCCGGCCATTTTCAGTCTCCGCAGCGTCGCTATCTGCTTTCGGTTGATGCTACGGCCGCAGCAGCAGTCGTTGTTCCACACGGCCACAGCATTCGCCTGCATACAAAGCCACGTCAGGAAGTCGTAGTAATACTCCCGAGGGCACAGGTCGTTCAGCTCTTGCCGCGATACGCCCTTCTTCTGGCAGGCTATTCATCGTCTTCCTCCATCGGGTGCCAATGGTAGCGGCAGTCCGGGTTCTCGCATTCTCCGTTGAACATGAGCTGGCCGCACAGCGGGCAGGTCGTCACTTCATACATCTGAGATTCCACAGCTTTTCTCCTCCTTGTCCGTCAGCCGCTTCAACGCGGCCGCTTGCTCTTCGATAAGGTCTGCGGCAGCCTTTGCCACCGTGCCGGCGCATTTGAACCGTGCTGGCTGCTCAAACGCAGGGCATTGCTCCTTCGGGCAGCGCCCTGTCTCGATAGCCGATTGATGGCACCGAAGCGCCAAAAGAACTTCTTGCGGTGTCATCAGCCCACCTCCTTGCTGTGGCTTCTGCAGCACTCGCGGAGGCGGGTGCGCATCACGTCGTAATACTGCTTCTCGTTCTCAATGCCTATGTACCGCCGCCCCGTTCTGCAGCAGGCGACGCCGATGGAAGCACTGCCCGCACAGCAGTCGAGCACGACCTCGCCGGGGTTTGTATAGGTAAGCACCAGTCTCTCGCACAGCCACACCGGCTTCTGCGTCGGGTGCAAGTGGCTCGTCTGCTTATCGCTGGGGCCTTTGACAACGCTTCGCGGGTAGCGGTCTGTGTTGCCGCCGCCCTTGACTTCCTTCGTCGCCTTCTGGTAGATCTCAGTGCGGTTCTGTGTGTCGATGTAATGCGTGTAGCTGTTCACCGGCTGATGGCCGTCCGTCTTCTGCGGGTTGTACGTCGGCTGGCGGCGGTAGAAAATCAGGATGTTCTCGTGCGCCCGCATGGGCATTCGCTTCGCATTTAGATGGCCGGTGGCGTTGCTCTTCTCCCAGATCCACTCGTACCGCAGATTTCTCAGGTTGCTGCATCCCAGCACCTTGTCGAACGGCGTCTGCGCAAACAGGGCCACAGCTCCGTTCTTTTTCACTACGCGATCAGCTTCGCTCCAGAACGCCTCAAGGTCAATCGGTGTGTCCCACTTGCAGTTTGTTCGCCCATACGGCAGATCCGTGAAAAGAAAGTCCACGCTTCCCGCCGGCAGGAGCCGCATCCCGTCAATGCAGTCCCCAAGATAAGTCTTGTAGTTCCAGTCTTTGCGCTCCATGTGGCACCACCCTCACTCGAAGTACCCGCAGGGCGGCTCGTCACAGTAAGCCTCGCGGTCGTGTTCTTCACACCACCCGACACCGTTTGCGTCCTCGTCCCCGAATCGCTGGCATCCGCCGCAGCACATCTCCCGCGGCTCTTGCAGAGCGTGTAAGGCAACGCTGATTGCGGTGTCCAGTTCAGGCTCGAAGTGGCCCTTGCTCTGTTCTCGCTCGATGATGGCGATTGCGTCGCTTCGTTTCATCCATCACGCCTCCTTCGCGTCGTAGTGCTCGCACCCTACCGATACGTCGAGGCTTTTCTTGGCGTTCTCGACCTCGTTGTAGCGCCCGGTGACGATGAACATATTGAAGATCGCCAACGACCGCTTCAAGCAGACGTCAACATGGCGGCAATTCTGACACTTTCGTTCCATTTACTCCGCCTCCTTGTAGCAGTAGTCGGTGCATCCGTCATCGTTCAGGCCCGGAGCCCTGCCGGTGACGAACGGCGCTTTGCAGATCCCGTCAGGATTGAACACGCAATGCTCGGAATCGCACTCGCAGCACAAGCTCGTCAAGAACAATGCCTGTGCAACCTCTCTATCCTTTGGCTCGCCCACGAGCAGCAGCTTTGCAACGCCGCGGCTGTATCGTTCGTCGAACCATTCCCAGACCTCCTCCCGGTTCGTTCCAGCCGGGAAGCAAAGGAACGGAGCCTCGATCTCTTCTGTCTCGGGGTTCATTGGCACATCCCCAAACTCAGCCCAGAGCCGCTCCAGCCGCTTGTCTCGCTCTTTCAGCGTCGGGATTGCCTTTGCTCTCTGCTCGTTCAGGTAGGCTTCGTAGTATGCGTACTCGTCCTCGAAGGTTTCGCCGTTCTTTCGGAACTCGTCAAGCGTGTTGCAAATCAGGCCGACCACATCAGCCTCGGGCGTTGCCTTGACGTATTCGTCAGGGTCGAGTTCCTCCGCTTTCAGGCGCCCAAAGTAGAACCAGTTGTCACCAATCTGGCAGACAGTCCCGTGCTCCATATTCGGGTCTTTGACGAAACGGACGCTGCCGTTTCGGATGCCTTCACGCACCATATCCTCAGTAATCATCCGAACATCACCTCCCCGAACAAAGCGAGCTGCACAATCTCGTCAGCGCAGGCAGCGTCGATTTGGCAGCAGTCCACAGTGCCGTCTTTCTGCACAGCCCCGTATTCGTCGAGGCCCTGCTCGACCCACAGTTTGAAGCCATTCAGGAACTTCTTCAGATCCAACTCCCACTTCTCATTGTTGTCCTCGACGTCGTGGAGAACCAGGGCGCCGCCGCGGGCAATCTGTTCATGCCCCCAGTCGGCACAGCGCCGTTCTTCCACAACCTCGGCTTCGGAGCACCAGTAGTTGATGCCGCCCTCCAAAGCCGCAACCATGATGTCGTCGATGTCCTCTACCGTCAGTTTGACATCGCGCTCAGTGTGAACGCTGAAGGTTTGCTTCTTCTCCATGTTGTCCCTCCTCAAAACTTCGTTTCTCCGAAAAGGGCGAACTGCACGATCACGTCCGCCTCGTTCGTTGTCAGGTCATCCAGAACCAGCCGTTCATCCTCAATGCGGATGTGGCAGCTCTCCTCTATGTACTGCTTGATTCCAGCGGTCAGCTTCGCTTTGTCCAGCTCGTACCACGTTCCGTCAGTTCCGCGGATGGCAATTTTCCCGCCGTTGGACACCTGCTCGCAAACTCGCTTACCCAGAATGTTGCCGACGGCCATCACGCGGTCGGCCCAGCCAGCGATGCCGCCGGCGTTCAGAGCCTCAAACAAAATGACGTCAAGATCTTCCTTCGTGATCTGTACCGCCACTTCCGCTCTCAGGTTGATGTTGTTCATCCAGATACCTCCTCATTTCTTCCGCATCATCGCGGACTTGTTCGTTGAGCCACCGCTTCAACTCAGATCGCTCCCACGATTGCTTCTGCATCGGGCGTACCGGCACCATCGCAGCAATGCCGCCCGTATCTCTGGCAAGCCCTTTAAGAGCGTCGCACCTTTCCTGTGTGGCGGGTACATCCTCGAAAACCAGCGTTGTGCTGCCGCCAGATGTATATACCGACTTTACCGTTAACGGTTGCCCGCCGATGTTGACAATGTCGCCCGGTTGCAAATCGGCTACCTTCTTCACGTCACTCGGCCTCCTCCTCGTCGTCGATTTCGGGCAGAGCTGAACTCGGATGCTGCCAGTCGCAGTACCAGAACAGGTGTCTTGCCTTCTCCACGTCCCCGCCGCACTCTTCAATGAAGTCGTTGCCGGTGTAACAGCAACCGACGATTTCCTCCACGTCCTCCGGGAAGTTCGCTGGTTCCGTGACCGGAATCAGGTTCAGGGCGAGGTCGGGAATGTAGATGATGTCGTCGCCCTGTTCAAATCGAGCAGCATTGAAGATTTCACAATCCTGACCGTTTCTGAACGCGAACAGGTTGTCCATGATGGCTCCGCCGAGCAATTTCTCACGCAATTCTGCCTTTGTCATTCCTGAGTGCCTCCTCTGCAAAGACTTTCACCACAGCCGGGGCAGTAGTCGGGGTAATCTGGAGCGTCGCAGTCCTCGTACCAGACGTGGTTACACCGGAGGCATCTATACTGCCGCAGTTCCACGTCCTCGGAAGGCCCGTCGCCTGTCTCGTACTTTCTCTGTGCCTTCGCCTCCTGAGCGGCTTCCTTTTCCCCGGCCAGCCACATCATGCACTCGGTCAGGTCAGGGAACTCTTCCGTCCAAGCGTCACCAGTGCTATTGTCGATGCCGATGTACTCAACGCCGGTCTCCAGCACGAACAGACCGCGGGGACCGCGGTGTTCGATGATGGCGCTTGCCTCCTGCTGGCTGACATACTTGAACCACCGATAGTCCTCATGCACCACACCGCAGTTGGGGCAGACCCAAAGCGGGACGTTATTGCGTTTCCCGAACCTGCCAAAGTAGATGTCCCGCGAAACGTAGCTGCTGCAGTCGGGGCATCTGGTAGCCTGAACCATCATTTCCGCACCTCCTCAGTAGATTGCCCGCCAAGACGGGTCGCTTTCGATTTCGTCGATCCGCTTCTGGTTCAGATCCGCCTCGTCCGTCTCGCCGTCATCGGGGTAGCTGCTCACGTCGAGGTCAATCACATCGAGGTCAACGTACACATCGCTTGCGTTTGTGTACGCCCCCTGTACCATGCCGCCTTTCACGCAGACGACCACATTCACAATAGGCTTGTCTTTCATGCCATCCTCCTTCAGTTCCAGCACAGGTTTCGGATCTCTCGATCAGAAAGTCCAATCGTTCCATCCAACATCTCGGTCAGGAAGTCGTACTGTTCGTCGCCTTCCATGCGGTCAGCGTACTCCAAAACGTTTCGGATGACGCGAGCCGCAGCGCCGTCAATGTCGAACTCTTCCAGCAACCACTCATACGCCTTTTCCATCTCAGCGATTACCAGCCCTTTCGTACTCATGCACCACTCGGCTCTCGCCGTCATCCTCGATGTACGGACGGTGGATGTCGAAGCCGTGGTCGAGCATCACCTGCTGCACTGCGTCTACGGCCTCTCCGATGTGGTGCATATCCCAATCGAACTCGTCTTCGTCCATTTCCAGCAGAACCAGCAGGAACTCATACATAGCGTTGTCGATCTCGTCCAGACGCTCAATCTGGCGAGGCGACAGCTCCGCTCGGTCATCTTCGTCATCGGACTTGCCTTCCAGCACATCCTCCATCGCAGAAGCCAGCTTGTTCAGCATCAGTTTGATGTCATCGGCGTCCTTCACAAGCGTCTTGAGGTCAGGGACACCAGACACCCGGCCCTGCGCCTCAATCCACATCTTGGCGTGGTCCTCTGCGTCGAAGCCGTTCGCGTAGGAGTGGATCTCGCGCACCATGTCGTCCGCGCTGTGGACGTCACTCGCGCTGATGTCGAAAAAGAAATCTTCACCGGCGGGGCTGTTCTGGATGAACTCCCATTCGGTGTCGCTTTCGTGGACGCACCAGCCAAGCTCCTCGGCTTTATCGAGCAGATCGTCGATGTTCGCGTCGTTCCCCAGCTCACCGAGGTCAATCTCGATGACAGGCATCTTCTGGCCGAGGCCCGCGCAGTATTCGCACCAAGCGTCAGTCGGCTCGTCCGTGTCCTCGTCGTAATCACAGAGGGCGAGGCTTTCGATGCCGGCGGCCTGCGCAATATCACGCATCACGTCTCCATAACAGGAGCCGTTACGCTCGAAGCCGCGCATCCGCTCTTTGATGCTCTGCTCAATGTCGTCGGCCTGTTCCTGCGGAACGACCATAACGCTATCCATCCAGCGGTTCGTTTCGGATTTGCACCGAATGGCTACCATGTTTTCACTCATATCGTCTGTCCTTTCCTGCACGTCCGTGTTGACGCGGACGCAATTTCAAATTAGCCATCTGGAAACCGATGCCCGTAAAAGCCCCTGAGAGGCTCTGTGCGGCACGTTTCCGTGTGATGGTGAAAGTGTATGCCTTCCGCCGTAGAGCACGTTCTCGGTCTTGTGCGGCGGTTTTGGCTGGTGTTACGCCTTGCTGTTATGGTCGCTCAGTAGCTCCAGCTCTCTCCCGATGGTCTCGTCGAGCCTGTGTGAGAGGTTCTGGGTGAGCCACAAATCGGTCGGCGTGTACTCCGTGACATTCTCCCCGGTCTGCCGGTAGAAGCCATCCATCACCGCCTGACCCATGCCGTACTCAGCCCTGCTCTCTCGCCAAGCATCAATCAGCTTGACCCGATGCCTCTGAAGTTGTTCGAGCGTCATCCGCCCGATGTCCTCGGTGAGCAGCTTCCTCGCCTGCGCTATCTTCATCTGTGCTTCCTCCTACCAGATGCCGAGCTGCCGGTTGCGGTTATGCACGTCAACACCGATTTCACCGATAGCGGCAAGCAGATCACGTTTCTCGTCGGTGTCGTTGGATTTCTCCCAGCGGTCGATGGCCTCCTTCAAGGCGTCGATGTAGCTGGCGTTCGTGCGGAGCAGCTCCACCGCTGTCTTATTCATTCCGCCGCCCCCATTTCATTGACCAGCTCCCACCTGGTCTTGTACTGCTTCTGGATTTTCCAGTCAACGATACGCATATCATTCGCGGTGTCCTCGTCCGTCACAATGTCGATGCCAAAGCCGCCGCACATCTGCGTCTGGGTGTGGGCGCCTTTGCTGCGTTCGCGGATCAGCGCGTTCAGGGCATTGGCCGCGGCCTGCTCGCTCTTGAACGTATGGCGGCTGACCCAGCCCATTTCCTTCCATCCCTCTGCCATGTTCTCCAAAATCCAGAACCCGCGGCCGCTGCGCTTCATCCACGCATCCTGATAGAGAACGCGCCATACCGGAATCAGCTCCATGCCGTCAACAACGATTTTCTTGTCTTCCATGTTTACGCTTCCTTTCTGGAGCAAAGCTCCGGTTGATACTGCAGAACCTCTTCGATGATGTGCTTGGCCTTGACGATGCCGAACTCCTGAAGAAGCTGCTGCGGCGTGTAGATGTCCGCCATCCTAACCGACCGGCGGCCGGTCGTGTACGCCTTCTTGAGCGCCGTCTTGCTGGTGTACTCGGTGCTGAACGCCCAGCGCATATACTCGGAGCCGCACTGGTTGCAGTTGTCGCTACGCTTGATGAAGTAATACGCCTTCCCCATCGCTGTTCTCCTTATCCATAAATCTGAGTGACGATCTCAACGCCGGCATTGATGGCCGCCGGGATGTCCGTCCCGAGCTGCCGGTAGAAATCAGGGTGAACGATGCACTCGTAAGCTCTGCACATCGTATCTCTCTGCTCCGCCGTGATGTTGATGCGGAAACCCTTTGCAATCCGTAGGGCCTCTTTGAAGTTGCCCGCGGCCACGGCTTCACGCACGATGTCAGATTTGCGTTTCATGTTCTCCGTTCCTTTCTAATTAGCCGGTTGGTTAATTTGTAACTTTATTATACTGCGATACCTACCTATGTCAATATGTTTTCGTTAATTTTACAAATTATTTTTCTGTATCATATTCATATACGTTTATATTCGACAGGCAAAAAAGACGGCCCCAGCACGAGGCTGAGGCCGCTCATTTACGCTTCTGCGGTTACTATGTACTTTTTGAGCTCAAGCAGCTCTAACAAAATCGCGTCGATCCGCCGGTTGATGGCATCGCTTCCAGCTTTAGGGGCAGGGGGCGGGGTCTCCGTGAACGCGGCGCCCCGGGGCGGGGGAGGCGGGGG